CAAATAACAATTATCTGGTCAGCACTGGTAGCTTAAAATTTGATCAAAAGGTGGGTGGCGGACTTGGCCCTGGTATTATTCGGTTTGTTGGGCCAACTGAATCAGGAAAAACATCAGAAGCCCTTGAGATTGCAAAAAACTTCTTAAACCTCCATAAAAATAGCAAGGTAATCTATTTTAAATGCGAAGGAAGACTCTCTCAAAAGATTTTGGATAGAAGTGGGGTTGACCAAGAGCGCTTTGAGGTCATTAAAGGCCGAGAATGCAGCCTTGTATTCGGTTTGATGAAAAGTCTGATTCGAGATACCAGAGGAATCAATTACTGCTTTATAGTCGATTCTACGGATGCCCTGACGATTAAGGCAAATAACGGCAAGGATGATGAATCTGAAAAAAGAGTCGGCGGCGGTAGTATTCCTGCTATCATGGCTCAACTTCTCCCTCAAATTTCAGACATCACTCATGAACTCGGACATATGTGTATTATGCTTTCCCAGCATAGGGATGAAATTGTAATCGGCTATCAGAAGAAGACAAAGAATGTCGGCGCTTCTGGCGGGAACGCTCTCCTTCATTATGCAGACTGGACATTTGAATATGAATTGGTTCGTAATATGGATCTCATTATGGAAAATGAGGGAAAAGATAAGGAGAAGATGAGGGTTATTGGTCATACTTCTAGGGTTGTCATTAAAAAATCAATGAATGAAACTACTCATGAAGTTGTTCATTACCCAATTCGCCGTAAGTCCGAGAATGGAAAGAGTATTTGGCTCGAAAGGGAAGTTTACGATCTTCTTCTAATGTATGATCTAGTTAAGAAAAAAGGTGGCTGGTTTAATTTTGATGAGGAAATTTTCAATACCATCAATGAGGAAAGCCAAAATAGATCCAAGGCAATTGATGAAGCTATAAAAGATAACAAAAACAAAGAATTAATTTTAAAAGGAATCAACGACGATCTTGAGGAAGAGGACCAAATGAAACTAACTAAAATATTGGCCGAAGATGAAAATTTGTCAAAATTGATTAATGATTATTTTCCACAGGTTCCTGACAAGATGCATGGAGAGGATAAGGTTTTGGATATTTTAGATTCAAATCCAGCTTTAATCAACTTTCTTATTGACATTTTCAAAAAACACGGTATCCTTAATTAAGATATGCCGAGACTTTTCTTAAAATCAATTGACGGATCTACCAAAAGTAGAAACGTTGATAAATATAAGATAAAATGGAATGGAAAGAGTCTTTCTAAAATGCAATTTTCAGTCAAGCAATTTCTTAAAAAATATTGGATTGGACATTGTGTTTATGAAGAGTTTCCAGTTTACGGAAGCAGGATGCGGGTAGACATCCTTAATTTAACAAAAAACATTGCTGTAGAAGTAAATGGTCGCCAACACTCTGAATATAACGAATTCTTTCACAATGGATCTAGGGAGAATTATAGGAAAGGCATCGGGCGCGACATAGAAAAGTATAAATGGTTAAAAATGAATGGTTTTGAACTAATAGAAATAGAAGAAAAAGACATTAAATTGCTTTCAAAAGAATATATTTTTAATACTTTTGGGGTAGAAATATAAAAAAAGAAGAGTGTAAAAAACAATATGGATGAAAAAAAGCAAAAATTTGAATTGCCGCAACAAATCCTAAATCAATTGGATGAATGTTCAAATGGTGGGTTTATGTTATTCAGGTATAATGAGGATGATGTAATTGAGCACGAAATCTATGCAGACAACCAACATAAAGCCCTTGCTTTAATGTCTTATATACGATTGTTTATTGAAGCCCAAGACGAGGTTTCAAAAGATATGATTAAGGCCAATTACTTCTACGAATCGGAAATGGACGACCTCGGAGACGACGAGGATGATCCCGAAGATTTCTCCCTCTAAACAATAATAAAACAGCGATATGGACAAAAAAGAAACTGAACGCCAAGTTTTGGCTGGGCTATATAAATACCCTCATCTGATTGCAGACATTGACTCATTCTTTAAAGAGTCATTCTTTTCAGTAGACATTAATAGAACAATTTATAAAACAATTAAGTCAAGATTTCTAAAGGGAGCGCCGATTGACGCCCCGATCTTACTTAAAGAACTTAGTAACTTGGGGTATTCAAAAAAGGACAATATCAATATTGAAACATATATTGAATCATTTACAATAAATACCCTTTCTGAAAAGGGGACTATTGAAATGGTTATTGAGTTGCAAAGGTATCAAGCGAGGCGAGATGTCTTAGACACTTCAAAAAGTTTGGAAAAATACGCCAAAGAAGATTCCAAAACAAAAAGTATTGTTGAAATAATTTCTGATACTGATAAGATTTATTCCAAAACTTTTGATAATTATTTTAGCGATTCCGACCCCAAAAACCTATATTCTACAATGATTGATGCGATTAATGAAATTGCTCAATCACCACAAGAAGAAGACGGTCTAAGAACGCCATTTCCAGAATTTAATAGACTTTATGGTGGATTTTCTGGAGGAAATATTTACGCTTTTGTCGCCAGACCGAAACAGGGAAAGACAACGCTTCTTAATGATTTGTGCGACAAGGTAAGTGAGTTAAATTCATGTCCTGCCCTAATGCTTGACACTGAAATGGATACACATGAAATCCAATTTAGAACTGCTGCAAATATTAGTGGCGTCCCTCTTTGGTATATTAGAACTGGCAATTGGGTTCGTAATAGAGAGATGGTTGACAAAATGAATAAAGCTTTTAATTTAATTAAGAATAAATCATTAGTTGACCATATTTATGTTGCAAATAAAGATATTGATCAAATTCTTTCTATTATTAGAAGGTGGTATTACAGTAGGGTTGGTAAAGGAAATAAATGTTTAATCAGTTATGATTACATCAAATTGACTGGAGAAAAAATCGGAGCTGGGAACAGCGAGCATCAAGTTATCGGTAATAAAGTTGATGCGCTAAAAAACATCGCCAAAGAACTTAACATTCCAATTCTCACATCAATGCAATTAAATAGAATGGCTGAAAATTCTCACAGTAAGGGCGGCGACGAAGTTGACTCAGGAATGATTTCATTGAGTGATAGGTTGAGTTGGTTCGCATCGTATATTGGAGCATTTGTTAAGAAAAGCCCAGAGTCTTTAACCAGAGATGGACAGAGGTTCGGCTCACATAAACTTGTAACACTACATTCCCGTTATCAAGGTAGGGATGCTGCCGGATTCAATGATCTGATTAGAAGGCGCGACGAGAATGGAAATGAGAAGTATGTTAAAAATTACATCAATTTTAATATTGAAAATTTCAAAGTCGAAGAAAGAGGAACTCTTGAAGATATTGTTCGATTAGAAAATGGACAATTAACACCGACACAAGATTCCAATGATGACAATGATGATGACAATGATGTTGACATCTAAAAAAACACAATATGTCAGAATTAAATATCAAAGACATATTAAATGAAATTGGCTATACTAATCTTGTAAATTGCGGGGATTATTATAGGACAAAACCCCTTTATAGAAATTCCAAAAACATCACCTCATTATCCATCCACAAAGCAACTGGATATTGGAAAGACTTCGGCTCTGAACAAAGTGGAAATTTGGAGCAATTGGTTAAATTGACAAATGGCCAAGATGTTTATTTTGGAAAATTCAAAAAAGAAAACGTAGAAAGACTTGAAGAAAAGCACCTATCTCCATCAGATAAAATGATATGGAAATATCTAAACAATGATTATAGTTATTGGAAAAAGAGGGGGGCGAAAGAAGAGCATTTAAGAAAGTTGAAAAGCGGAGTGTTTACATACGACGGAAAGTTTCGCAAAAGATATGTTTTTCCCATTTATAATTATTACGGCTCTGTGGTGGGTTACTCTGGGAGATCATTGCACAAAAAACAAACAATAGAAAAATACAATATTCCAAAATGGAAGCATTTGGGCAATGTTTCAGAGTGGGATTACCCTTATTACTTTATTAAAAAAAGATTAATTGGTGCTGAAAGTATAATACTTGTTGAGAGTATTGGTGATATGCTGGCACTTTTTTCATGTGAAATTTATAATGTTTTAGTTTGTTTTGGGTTAAATGTCCAAAGTGGCGTCCTCAAAATATTACTTTCTAGGAAGTTGAAGAATATTACAATTGCTTTTAACAATGATGATAGATGTAATGGATTGATAGGGGCAGCCAAAGCTAAGAATAATCTACATAATTATTTTGATCAAAAAACTGTAAACATATGCTTACCAACGGAGAAGAACGATTTTGGCGACATGACGAAGCCAGAAATCAAAAAATGGCACAAGAATTCCTTGACTTTTTGGCAATAAATAGTTATATTCTTTATTGCTTGAATTGTGAAATGGAGTTGGAGAATAAAACCTCCTGCATCTTCTGCGGGGAGAAAAATTTAATCGCCCTTGCCGACAGGCAAGAAATAGAATACATTGAAATGGAAAAACAATAATATGACAGAAAAAAATAAAAAAGAAAGAATTTTGTCCCCATCACGCATTAAAACACTTGAAGTATGTAGTTGGGACTATTGGTGTAACTATCACCTAAAACTGCCTGATAAGAGCAATGACGGGGCAAAAAGAGGCTCTTGCTGCCATATTGTGCTAGAGTGTCTACTTAACAAGCGGCATAAAAAGCATTTTGATGTTATTGTTGAAAATCAATCGATTGGTCATAGCAAGCCTGTTTACAGATTATTAAAGAGGCTTGCGGTAAAAGAAAAATTGGATTTTGAAGAAAATTTTGACATGATGGAAGAGATGCTTCTTGTAGCCTTGGACAATGATTTCTTCTGCGAGGGTGGAGAACTTTTTAAATCAGAATTTGAGTTTCTTATCGACAATGAAAATCCAAAATATAAATTAAAGGGAATTATCGACAAGATGGCCCGATACCCAAATAACAAATTGGGAATTTTCGACTATAAAACAAGCAAAAAGAAATTTGAGGGAGAAGAAATTTATGCCAATATTCAAGCAATGGCATATTCTCTTTATGGCAAAAAAATAGAGGGCTTTGATCGAGTTTTAGGTGAATTTTTATTTTTAAGACACCCAGAAGACCCAAAGGTAGAAACAGAATATACAGATGAGGAGTTGAAAGGATTGGAATTTTATTTATCTTATCTCTATTACAAGATTAATAATTTTACAGAAAAGGAAGCTCTTTCCAATATGGCCGCCGACAAAGGATTTCCCAAAAAGGAAAAGGGCTTTTGTGGACTTATTAAGTGTGGCCGCGCCACCCAAAAGGGCCAACTAAAGAAAAATGGTGAATTGATGTGGCATTGTCCCCAAAAGTTTCCTTATGATTATTATGCAGTTATAAATAAAGATGGGGAAGTTAAAAGAACTGCTTTTGAAAAAGATGACTTGGTGGCCAAAGACGGCGAAATTATCATAGAAAAACATTATGCTGGCTGCCCAGCTTTCAATAAAAAATAAAAATAATATGTTAGATTTAAGCGGTTTTGTAAAAAATGATGAATTGGTTATCGACAAAGAAAACTGGAGCTATATTAAGGAAAATTATGAAAAGGATGTAGTTAAACAGGCAATTTCTGACATTATAAAAGATTTGCCCTTACCAATGCAGAAGATAACTTATCAGGATGCTATTAATGATTTTAATAAATTGGTTGAATTAGATAGCCAATCTTTGATGTGTGAAGGAGAGTGGTTTACGAGGTATCCATGCGATTATTTGTCTTCAGATAAATATATTGAAATTAATAAAATTGGCAATCAATTTTCAAATCATTTCCAACAAAAAAATAGGTGGAAAGCAGATAGCATAAATGCCCCAAGTCCAGAGAGAACGTGGAATACTGAAAAATTTAGGTTAACTTTACTTAATGGTTTATGGACCCAAAAAACCAAGGAAATTAATAATCAAACGCTTAGAAGCTGCATTGCGTTAAGAAAATATATTGCGGCCCAATTCCGCCCTTCCGCAGCCAAGGCAATTTATGAATATTTTGGAGCAAAAAATATCCTTGATTCGTCTAGTGGTTGGGCGGATCGCCTCTGTGGTTTTATGGCATCAGAGGGGCCACAACATTACTGCGGAGTCGATCCAAACACAAATTTAATAAATGGATACAATTCTCAATATCAAACTTACCTAGACATAGTTGGAAATAATGCTAAAACTGCAAAAAAATATGAACATCATGTAGCGGCTTTCGAAGATTTAAAGTTACAATATGAGAATTATTTTTGCCTGATGTTTTCAAGTTGCCCTTATTTTCTCGTTGAAAAATATTCAGCAGACTCTTCGCAAAGTTGCCACAGATATAAAAAACTTGATGATTGGATTGAAAAGTTTCTATATGTATATTTAAAAAATTCTTGGAAAGCATTGAAGGTTGGGGGGCATTTAGCACTTAATATATCAAATGTTTATATGCACCATCGTATTAATGATTTGTGTAATCCTGCCAACAAATATATTAAAGAGGTTTTAGGGGGAGAATATATTGAAACAATTGGGTATAAAATGTCAAAGCGACCGAATAGCAAATCAGATAACAAAGGGGTTTTTTGTGAGCCGATCTTTATATGGCAAAAAGTTAAATAATTATGAATAACATCTTAAAAATGACCGTGACAGACAGTCACTTAAAAGCCGCCAAAAAAATATACAATAAACTGCCGAAAGATGTCAGAGAAAACGGCTACAACAATAAAAGCTACAGAAATGGCAATTTTCTCTTGCAATCTATCATTTGTGAGGTTATAGTAAGTGAGTGTTTAGGGAAAGAGGCGGAAATAAAAGGCACAAGAGATTATGACATTATTTATAACGGTGATTGCTTGGATGTAAAAAGTAAACCCAATTCAGACAAAGAGCCCCAACCATATTGGAATGCGAGTATCCCCGCCTATCAGGTTAAAATGCAAGATTGTCATGGATACGTTTTTGCACGAATAAGTAGAGACATGAGCGTAGTTTGGATAACGGGAATAATAAGCAAGGATGATTTTAAAGAACACTCAAGATATGCAAAAGCTGGGAGTAAAGACGGAAAATGGAAATGGGAAGTTAGTTCCTATTATATTAAATTAAATAAATTGCACCCGCTGAGTTTATATAAAGAAGGAAAATACAAATTATAAAAATATGAACAAAATCCCAATTTTTAAAAGCCATTATTCAATTGGCCGCTCAATACTTACCCTTAAAGAAGAAGGTGTTAGCAAACCAACTGAAGCAGATTCAATAATTGATATTTGCAAAGAGTATAAAATAGATAATTGCCTACTAATAGAAGACCACATCGGCAGTATCCTCGAATCAAGCAAGGTTTTTGAAAAATCAAATATTAACTTTAATTTCGGCTTGAGATTAACAGTTTGCGATGATATTAATGATAAGAGTAAAGAAAGTCGTAATTCAAATTGGAAGTGCAATATAATTCTCAAAGACATTGACGGTTATAAAAATTTAATTAAAATAAGTTCCAAAGCGAGCACTGAAGGCTTTTATTATGAACCGAGAATCGATTTTAAATCCCTTCGGGAGCTATGGAACAACAAACACTTTGATTTTATTGTGCCGTTTTACGATTCCTTTCTTTTTCAAAATATTTTTAAATTGAAAAGTATTTTTGTAGATTTTGATTTTTGCGCGCCAATTTTCTTTATTGAAGATCATAATATCATTTATGATGATATTTTAAAGAACAAAATACTTGATTATTGCGGCGACAACGGTTATCTTAATTATGAAGCGCATTCAATGTATTATAAGAAGAAGAGCGATTTTAAAACATACTTGACAAACAGATGTATCTATGAGAAGGTTAAATTGAATAAGCCGAATATTGACTGGATGACAAGTAATGAATTTTGCGCCGAATGTTTAAAATAATAAAGAATCATGAAGCAACTTTTACGATATAAGAAAGGACTTAAATTGGTCTTTTTTGACTTTGAGACCGAGTCTTTGACTCTGAATTTTGATTGCGGGAATCGACCTTGGCAACTCGGTATGTTAAAATGTCAAGATAAAGAGGAGGTTGAGTTCAAAGACCTTTATGTTAAATGGGAAAAGCCAATCAATGTAAGCAAGGACGCCGCTAGAATTACAGGGTTTGATCAAAAGGATTATGATAAGAGGGCTTTGCCAGAAAATGAAGTTTTTGAAGTTATGCTCGATTGGTTTAATTGGGCAGACCATATAATTGGTCATAATATTCTCAATTTTGACATTCCGCTCGCCAAGGAGTGGTATCTAAAATATAATAAAGATTGGAAGCCACTTCTGCCAAAGTGCATAGATACTAAATGTTTAGCCCAAGCAATTAAAAGTGGGATTCCTTTCGATATTCAAAATGATGATTTTTTGACATGGCAAATTGCATTGTCAACTTATCATGAGAGGGGGGTAAAAACAAATCTAGCGCAAATGGCTAAAGACTTTGACATCGACTTTGATAAGTCGTTGTTACACAATGCCTTAGAAGATATCCGGCTAAATAAGAAGGTTTTTGAATCCATGATATGGAACATTGAAATTTAATAACAAAAATATGAAAATATATACAATTAATCATGAAACTAGATGTGATGGAAATGGTTTTTTAGATGGCGAAACATTTAAAAGCCGAGAAGACGCTGTTAAAGCAATTGAAAAACACTTTGGGGAGCGGCCAGAAAAATTGTCAGATACAGGCATCGGTTGGGTAGATAGTGATGAATATAACGATGAAGATCATATTGTTTGTGTTTATGAACAGGAGCTAAAATAATAAAATCGACTATGAATAATTTAGATCAATTAAAAAGTGTCCCCAAATATGTAGAAAAGGAATGGGGTTATGAAAAATGGCTATTTAATGATGAAGAGCTGGATATTTGCAGCAAAATACTATTCATTAAAAAGGGAAGTAAATTCTCACAACATTTCCACGACAAGAAGGTTGAGCAATTTTTTATTCAAAGTGGTAAATGTATTTTAAGAATACACCAAATGCAACAAAGTTCGCCACAAACAGTTCAAACCGTCCTTAATGAAGGGGAATGCT